GCCACCAACAAACTGCCTTCAAACACTTCCAACTCGTACCAATGGAACTCGTCCTTGTCCTCGTCGTATTCACCTTTGTCAAAAACATAATTGTATCCAATGCTATGATTGTTTAAGGTGCCGCTCTTCAACTGAGGTTTGATGGTATCTGTAACGAAAGGTATTTTGTCCAGCGGGCCTTCGTAGTATAGTCCCTTAGTTAGTTCTTGCAGCTTGGTGAATTTGCCAATGGGCACATCCATTTTATGCGCATAGAGAAAGGCGATCTTACGGGGAGTGGTGCTTTCTGGTCCTCTCTCTGCTATGCTTTTCGTGAACGCCCCTCTATGCACAATATCTTTTTGACTGTCCTTTACGTCAAATGCGTTTAGGTAGCCCGTTGCGATGTCGCCGCCTGTGGCCTCGTCTTGCTTCAGCGACATAATACCTGCAAAGTCCTTAAAGTAGATTGAACGATGCGCCTTGGCTTTGCCAGTGGACCAAAGCTGTTCCATCTTACGTTGTCGTACCGTTTTATTTTTCATGTCCGTTAAGTAATAATTTTTTTCCGTTCAATGCCTTTAACAACCTGCGGGCTATACGCTTAGTACTTCCTGTCGGCGCATTGGCCTCATAGCCCATCTGCTGGCGATACTCGTCCTCGTCAATCAGGCCAGCGTTAAATTCATTAAGCAACATGTCGCTCTTAGTCTTCTCCGCTGTATTTTTCTCTTGTTCGTTTTTCTGAAGCGCCTCAACATGCGTGAAGTCGGGCACGATCCGAATTTTTTCTGACGCCGTATTTAAAGTCTTGTTCAGCAAATCAAAAAAGTCAGTCCATGCCGGAAGTATGGTGTTTATATAGGTGCTGGTCTCAGCCATCTTTTTATTTGCAAATGTTGTTTGGCCATCAAACAATTCGCGGTTGATACCCAACCTGTCACAGATGGTATGGAAGTCGTCTTCAATTTCTTCAAACAACATTAACTCACGTGTTGGAAAAACAAACGGCGTGAACTTTAATGGCACATCCGTGACCATAATTGATTTGCCAGTAGCGCCCAAGTTGTGATCGTTTACACTACGCTCCAATTTCTTTTTCTCGTTCGGCTTAAACGGCACTGACATTCCGCTGTCTTTTTGATTGCCAGCTATCATGCCTATGCCGCCTTTCTTGTCGATCAAAACTCCGCGAGCGACCAACACCTTATAGATGTTCTCCAAATTCTTTTCCAGCGATGTTATGCGGCTATAATCGTCAACGTAATTTACGAACCTGTCCTTGACCCACATTACTTCACTAGGCTTTAGGCTTACAACGGTGCCGCTATACCTGAAGGAGAAATGAATGGCGCTAACAATTTCGTCAGGGTCAGGATTTGCTATAGCCTTCACGTTGTAATTGAAGTCCTTATAATAACTTTCAAAGTCAATGGTGCTAAGGTAGGCCAGCCGTGATGGCGACTTAGAAATTCCGAATCCAGGAAATAAGAACGCCGCTCCACTTATGATCTTATAAGTATACACCATATACAGCATCTGTTTCCAAGTCTGCATCTTGTTAGGATTCTGTAGTATAGCGTTGAGGTTGTGTTGGTCGTCTATCTCCTCCTCCTCAGTGTCGGTGCGCATCACCTTGAAGTTTACGGCAGAGAACATTTCTGACCCCTTATCAATCACCGCTCCCAGATGCGGAATCCCCTGAGCCATCTCAAATCCGGTCTGAAACGGTAGCTCAACCGTTGCGCCGCGAAGGTAAAAGTAGCTCTCCCCCTCCATGTGAGGCGATACGCCCCTGAACATATTGGTAAACCCTAGGGGTAGCGTTGGTAGCAATGATTTTATATTCATATTTTAGTGGATGAAAAGAAAAAGGGGAACCGCTGAACCAACGGCACCCCTACACAATTAAAGCTAAGCAACAGAAAAGAAACTACATTACAGCCCAAAGGTATGCAATTGACCGCCATACCCCAAAAAATAACCTTTTGGCAGGCTGCCAGCCTATGGCTAAACAGGCCAGCGCAAACGTTTGCAATTGCCCTAGGATGTGACTTTGCCCGTTTGGCTGTGTGTTGGCCTATGCCAACGGCTAAAAATGCCGCCTGAAGCATGCGCTCAGACACACAACGGCAGGCTAGGCGCACAAACGTCAATAGTAACCCGCGGGCTACACGTTTGTTACAGATACGGTTTATATAGTTCCACATACCGGGTCGCGTCTAATAGGTGATTATGTTTGTCTATTGGCTGATTCGTCAGCTCTTCATTGCTGTCCAGCAGATAGGTGTAGTTGCCAACCTCAAAGTCCAGTTCATTGTCCATCACATAATAGACATTTTTTGTTCTTAAGGCTTTGATGCCAACGTTAACGCTACCAGCCGCGCGAGTTACGGTGTACGTGATCGGAAATCCGTGAGCGCGCATATACTGACACGCCTTGGCACCGCCTGAATCAGTAGGTGCTACGAAAATACTTTCCTGCGTACAGCCCAACGCCTTCAACGTGCGTACGAAGTTCTCATCAGACATGTTGTTTTGATACAATAATTTTCTGACGTAGCGATTGTTCTTGTCAAACTTTACACCGACAACGGCGTTTGGATCGGGATAGTATCCCCAGTCGATGCCGTATACTTCGCGTGTAGCCACTGCGTTGTATTCTGCTATGGAGATCGGCGTCCATCCAGTGTATATCTGTCCCTTCTGCAGCGTACCCCGTAACCCGTAGACATAAATTCTGGCCCACTCTGGATCAATGGTCGCCATGGATGTGATTTCGTCAATCTGACTCTGAGGCAAAAATGGCAGGTTATCCAAGTAAGTGCTTTGCCACATATAACAGTTTGGCCGTGTCAACACCTTATCATAGATCCAGTGCTTTGGGTGTATGGGGTTGTAGTCTATAACTACACCCCTACGCGTCCTCAACACCAACATTCTAAAGACTATGTATTTAAAGAAGTTGACCTCGTTGCAGAAAAGATAATCTCTGCTCGGCCCACTGACGCGACCAATATCGTCAGCACCAAAGAATTCTATATAGCTGCCGTTGGGATAACGGTAGGTGTGATCAGTCTCTTTCCAGCGATCGTCGCGCCATAATCCGCGCGCCTGCATTATTTCAGAAAAATCTTTCATCGCGCCTTTACGCAGGTGCGGCAGGTCGCGACTGCAGACGCTGATCTGTAGACCCGCTTCTGCTAACGCTTTGTCTATAAGAAATAAGATGGTGTTATAAGTTTTTCCTGATCTGGTTCCACCCTCGTGCGCAACGGTGTGATACGGGCCAAGCATTTTTTGATTCACGAGATAGACTATCCCCGCCGAATACTCGGTAGGGGATAGCGCTATATCATGAGCGACCTTGACCATATTTTACCTAGGGCAACCGTTGGTAGCTATTCGATCGGCGTAGGCTTGAGCGCCAGTTGCTTCTCCAATGCGTTCGCTAAATCTACGGCCTTGGTCACCAGTGCGTCAACGGGTAGGCTAGACGTTGCAGGATTTGCGACCAGTCCATTCAATGCCAGCACTGCCGTACAGTCACGTCTTACTTCATTCCAGTCAAAGCCTATTGCTTTGGTGTCTTTTGTTTTCTGTTCCATATTGTTTAGGTTAGTTAAGTTCTGGATCCTTTTGCTTTGCAATCAGCTTATCCAATCGCTTCAACTGCGTCAGTCTCATCCGACGCGACCTCTCTTCGGCCTTACCATATTTGTATACGATAGCGGCTGCCTCACCTAACACTGTCAACGCATCTAGTGCTTGCATGTTGCGTGGATAGTCAACTGAGATGTTACCGCGACCATCTACGCTGATGGTAATTATATGTTTCATTTCTTCTTTGGTTTCTTCTTTCCATTCCTATGTAGTGTAGCCGTGCCGTTGGTCCTTACCTTAGAGATCGGCGTTGCTTCCATCTCCACCTCCGCGACTCGCTCCTCCACAGCTTTGTTGAGTATGCCTTCGGCTTCGTCAATCGCGCTTTGAGGAACGTCGCCCGCTGTCTGCTTGTCCTTCTCCAAACGTTCCAGTCGCAACGTATCGGCTATTATTTTCACTACCGGATTATACTGCATCAATGGCAACTTGTCACCTTCAAGGTGTAGGTGATCCGTTGGCTTGCCAAGTATGTAGTAGAGGAGAAGTTCCTGATGCTTGAAACTTCCCTTCCTTGCCTGCGCGAACATCCGTTGGATGATCTGTATAAAGCCCGGCTCTTTGATGATCGCCATGATTCTAGTGCGCGCAGTCTCAGTCACAACCTGCGGGCTACTGTTTCCTTTCGCTAGTGTGTTGCCTTTTTGAAATCCCATAGTCTGTCAGTCTCTACAAGTCTTGTGACGCTCAGTTAAAATTCGTTAATTGATTCCACATTTGCAACTCCCCTATGCACGCAACAACTTTGCATCCTGCTTTGGCCCGAACGTTACCCTGTTCACCATATGGGGATAGTACCCGCCATTACTGTCACAGGTGCTACACAAAAAGGCATTACGATTCTTGTTCTGCAGACGCAGCCTGTACTCATTAAACTTTTCGCCGCTCCATATCTCCATCAGTGTACTAGCCTGTACGTTGCCCATACTCATTTTGCCATAATAATCGTTACAGCAAAGCAACGCATCGCCTGTCCAGTTGATGTTCAAGAACCTGAACGGCTTGGTACAATGCCGCACTAAAGGCGCCTTCAATTCTTTGTGGAAGCCGGGCACATAGCCGCTCCGGTTGCTGAGGTGATCAAAGTCTGTATCACCTGCCTTAGTGGTACGCTTAACACCAAACTTTCGCATCACTGTGATGGTCCGTTTGTTTGGCCCTATGTTTTTAAACACACCAAGGTCACGCTTGATAATACCCTGCGCCTCCAA